AGCTAAACTTATCGCACAAAAAATTATTGAGAATAATAAAAGAATTAATAAATGACGGATTTATTAATTTTGAGTTTAAAAGTAATAGTAAACATAAAAAAAGTATATTAAATTTACTTAAAAATACGCCTAATAAATGCACTAAAAAAGGAACCGGTAAAAGCACCAGTAAAGGAACCAGTAAAAATGGCTTAAATACTAGCTTTGAAGATGATAAGGAACCAGTAAAGGAACCAGTAAAGGGACTATCATCTAAAAATATATATAAAAATAATAATATATATAGTTCATTAAGTGAGGAAATATGGAGCCATTATCCTAAGAAAATAGGTAAAGCAAAAGCTATTAAAAAGCTACCAGCTTTAATTAAGGAATATGGACAAGAACAATTATTAAGGTGTATAGAACGCTACTCTAAGGAGATAGAAGGAAAGGAAAAAAAAAAAAAATTTTT